ACAATGAAAAAAGAACGCTCAGACGTAACTGGCGCACCAGTATAAGAGGGAATAATGGTAAATTATTTTGATACTTTGACGCGGGTATTAAAACGTCCACCGACAGAAAAAGAACTTGGCACATTCATGCAAATGAAGCGCGAACAAGAGGGGTGGAAATCGGGCAAGCTAACAATTCAAGAAAAAGAGGAAAAGCCAAAGCCGATGCGCGAACCAAAGCCACCAAAGAAAATCAATGACAAATCGCTCTACCGTTGGCCCAGACGCGCACCAGTGCGGGCAAAGATGGTAAACCGTATGTTGAAAGATAATATCACGATCAAAAACATTGCTTTCTACCTTGACACAACAGAGGGCCAAGTCATGAGCGACATAACAACGTGGGACTTACCGCAAAAGAAAAATAAGTAATCGTGTGGGCGGCTGCTAGGTGTCGGGATAAGCTAGGGGATTACCAACAAAAACTGGGTAAAAACCGCCCACTGCGACAAGATAACAAAACAGAAAGTGAGTGCAATGGAATTTTTTACAGCGTTATACATAGAATATTCACTGCGTGGGATTGACATAGAAACATATTTGATTTTGCCAGACTATGAGGCTTGTCAAATAGCAATCCGCGACAATGAAGATATGTATGAATATTTCAACGCAGATAGCGATGTTAACATGTGGTGTATACGCACCAACACTCTATCCAGATCAATAAAACCTAAACTTAGGCCAACCACCGATAAATCTTCTTAGTCTTTTCCATGCGGTCTTCTAGGCCATGATAGCCACCATTAACACGCTTAGTGATGCTTTTGATGATGCTATCAGTGACACCCTTGTCTGCCATATTAAACAAACCGTTTCGCTCAAAAAAGAATATCGCACTATCCATCGCTAGTTCATCCGCAATTGGCGATGGATCATCTACCAGGCTATCGCGCCCAATATGCTCTGCAAAGGCTCGCACGTTGTCCTTGCCTGTAAGCTGAATGAAACCTTTTCCCGCATACAGCCAGCCATCATTAGAACCGACTTTATTTCCCATGCGACCATTATAAACTCTGTTAGCAAGTTTCTGTGGGTTCATGGCATAAGGTTCTGCGTCTGCCTCTGACTTAAACCGTGAGGGCCATACCCGACACATTGTTTCTGCGCGGTAGTTTAGGTTTTCCTCTGAGATCATAAAGTTGCCGCTTTCATGCGCTGCCTGACCAAGCAAGTGTGCGCCACGATTGGCGTTCAAACCGTAATGCTCTGCGATAGCTCTAGCCGTATTAGGCCCAAACGCGCCATCTGGTGTAACGCCACAAGTCTTTTGCAGCATCTTTAGTGCGTCACCTCTAGCCATTATTTCATGCTCCCCTTCATATCAAGCATACCTTCATGGTCACGATTGATGTATTTAAGTTCATTTTCAAGCAACGCCACACGCTGCTGCAATGCTGTGATCGCACCAATAGTCGTTGCCAAGCCTTCGTGGTCATCCCACAATTCGTCTATTTCATCCCAGATATACTCAATCTCCATAAAAGCGTCTTTTACATCACGCTTGAGATTGACGTTATCTTCAATAGCCATCTTAGAACTAAGCTGACTGACGGTTTCTTCTAAATCTGCAATGGTTGCCGCTTGCTGCGCAGTCCACCAAATAAAGCCACCAATCTGCAAGATGATGACTCCAATGATCGTTATGGGCAACTTGACATTTTCCATCACTTCTTACCAAAGAATTTAGTTGCTGACCGCACGGCGAAGCTCGCTGATACGATTACACCTAAAGTATATTGATACCACTGCGGCATTATTTCCAACGCTGCAAACCCCTCTGCAACGACTGTGCGCCCCCATTCACCCGTAAACACTAGGATCAATGGAATACTAAAGAGGATTACAAGATATTCGTCTTTCCAACTAGACTGAGAACCTTGCGCCATGATGCGCTCCCAATCCGCAACAGATGTTTCTTTGGAAAGCATGATCTTGGCTTTGGCTTCTGCCTCAGTCAGCTTTAACTTTGCATCTGCCGCTTGCGCATCAGCTTTACCTTTGAGCCAGCCACCCGCTAACTCCGTCAGTGGCCCTATAAGTGCTTGGATCATTTCTTAGCCCCCATGCTAGAGAAACCAAAGTATGCTGCTGTAACGCCCGACACAGCCACTACATAGACCGCTGCAATGTCAGTCAGTAGTTCCGCAGCTTGGTTTAGTCCCAGATATGATGAAAGAACAATTAAGAACGGATAGCCAAGCATTCCCGACAAAGCAAACCAAGTCATCTTTAGCTGGGCATCGCGCTTATGGTCTTCATCTTCCATTTTGCGGCGACGATCTTCCAACATGATCTCACGCTCATCAGGATCAATGTTACCGTTTCCGTTTAGATCGTAGTTTTCCTTGTTCATTGAAATACCTTTCGGCTATTCGCTTATGCGTGGTGATGATAACCACTTTATTATCATCCGTCAAAACAACCCACTGACCCAGTTTATTTTCCACTAACTTCAAGACAAACCACAGTCTGGCTGTTGTGAACAACCAAACCCTCTCTTGCCTTTCTGCGTTCCTGTTCGCATTCCTCGTATGTCGCGTGTGTTGGGCCGATCTGATAATATTTTAACTCAGCAGATGGAATGTATTGTATAAACACAAGAACGTAAATCATCACCATCGCCCTCGCGCCTTGCCAACAATATAAATAGCACCCGCTAAGATTACACCGCCAACAACAAACGCCGTCAAACCAACCGCCCAGTTAATGCAATTATCTATGAACTCTTGTTTCTTGTATGCAGCCTCTTTCCGAATACGCCGCTGCTCCGCTTCTATTCTAAGAACCTCATCCCATGCCGATGGCCCATATATGAAAGAAATATGATCTTTAATTTCTTTGCGCATTTGCTCCATTTTGCGCTTTTCGTTCCAAAGTAACACGGCATTTTCGGGGTCAGATGCCTTGAACGTCTTTTCCCACCATGGCGGGTTTTTCTGACGTTCTTCTAATCTATTGAAATCGGAAAAGGCTTGGCCCCACGTTGCAATCGTGTTGCCCATTTCTTGTATGTCTTTACCCGTGGAAATAGCTGCCTTGAGCGTCTTATACGCGCCAGTTGCAAGTGCTACGCAGCTAACGGGATCCATAGCATCACTTCTGCTCTATGTATTCGCGCAGATATTTGAGGTTTTCGTCAATACGACCAAGCATAACAGCGTGGTCATTTACCCGATCAGTAAGTTCTTTTACTTCAATATCCTGACGTTCAATATCGCGCGAGTTTACTTCAACCATGTTCACCACGCCTGCAATATACCAAACCAAAACAAAAGTTTGCGCAGCTATGCCTACCAAAAACGCAATAGGAATAGTCTTTGACAAATGCCAATTCTCGTTTGCCATGTGTTGATCCTCAATAACCATTTGCAATCAGCTTGCTAAATTCACCACTCATCAACTTCTTTTTAACATATTCTGCGAACTCTTGCGACCCGATTTTGGCTCCGCATTCCCGTGACCACATTTCAGCAACCACAAAAGGTATTGAACCAGCCAAGCGCATGTCTGACTTCTTATTGTGACCGTCAATATTACGCTCTTTGTTAAAGTCCAAAATGCTTTGAATATCCTGGCTGCGTTTTACAACAACCTTATCATCTTCACTATGCCATGAGGTATCTAAGATGTTATCCATTTTTCTTTGGCCTTCCGCGTTTCTTTGGTGCCTTCCCGCCTTCCCACGCTTCATTTACATCTGGCGTAGAAGGGTCATCAGCTTTTAGTTTTCCCTTGGCATCACGCGCTCGTTTTGGCGCAGCCTTTTTAATTTCTTCACCGAAGCCATTAGCAATAATAACTTTAGCTTCTGCCGCTGTTACTTCGTATGTCTTACCCATTTCGGCTTTCTTGCCGCCAACCCAGGTTCTATCTGTTGTGATTTTAATTTTAGCCATACTGCCACCTCTAGGAGAAAGGGGGCCGAAGCCCCCAATCTATTATGATGTTGTGCAGTCCGCCACGAAACCGTGTGCTTTCTGTGAAGTGACCTGTAGGCCATACTCCGCAGAGATCAAACGGCGTTCTGACAAACCAGTTTTTGCAAGAGGCTCTTGCTTCGCTGTTTGTAGGTAAGCAACCGCTGCATAGTTCGGATCAAGAACGAACACGTCACGCGCACGGATATGACGTGCAGGGACAATTTGAAGTTCACCGAAGTCCGAAATATAGACATCAATCGCAGCATTTAGCTTGCTATCCTCTGCCTCTTTGTAACGTGTTGCGTTACCTGTGAAGCCAGAAATAGTTTGCTTGTTGAACGATCCACATAGAACAACTGATGGCTCTGCGCCAGCGTCCCAACAATCAGCAATAACACCTTTTAGGATGTCTTCTGTGATTGCACGTTGTGTCCCGTCTGTAGCTGCCGCATCTGGGTAGCCTGATTCACCTGAACCAGATGTTGTGCCAGCAGAACCGCCTGTGCCAAATGCAGTGTTAGATGTCAAAAACGCTGGTAGACCCGCAGTTTGACGCGCTGTGCCTGATGCACCCGCTGACGCTGCTACGTTGTCCAACAACATTTTTTCCATGTCGCGTTTCATTTCTGACAGCTTGTAAGCTACCTGACGCGCAACTGTTTGTGCATCTGCTACACCATTAACCGCTGTTGCTGTTGAAGAAACCTCAACGACTTTCGCGGAAATCTGTGTGTAGTTACCTTTGCGAACTGCATTTGTAGGTGCTGAGTTAGATAGACCAACGTCACCTTCAATCTGACGGTTTGCGCCAGCCGCTGCAAGGTCTACTTCTGACCACTCAAAGTAAGTGTTCTCAGCATTACGAGTGCCGATTGTAGACATAAAGATAGTTTCAGTTGGAGTGATGGACGCCAGCGCATCGCTGAGGTCTTCACGAATTGTAGAGACATCATATGTCTCGTTTGTATTAGCTGTTACAGCCATTGTAGTGTCCTTTCACTATGACAAGAGAAAATTGGCTACACTATCGGGTGAGCCATCTTTACGCATTTTCGCCCGTGCCTGTTGGCGTTTCCTTTCGGACGATTGGGTTTTGGACTGTTTAGCACCAGGCTTGACTAAAGGACGCGCGGCTTTGGTTTTTTCCTCTACCTTGCCCTTTTTCTCCTGAAGTTTGCGATAAGCCACCGCATCACGCATAATTTTAAACTCCCAACCATGCGTCAACGCCCCTAATACTTCTTGAGGCACCTTGTAGTAATTAGTTGCTACATCCGTGATGTCCGTCATAAGCTGTTTGCTTTTTTCAGGATCATTCAACTCTGGTATCTCTTGGCGAAGTAACTCGGCTTGTTGTTGCGCATATTGCTGAGATAATGCGTATTCTTGCTGCCGCGCCTTTTCCAACTCAGCTTGTGTTTGTTGTTGGAATTGGTCGTATTGTGCGACATCTTGACGGTATTGCTCCATCGCTTCCAAATAACCTAAAGGGTCACTGTTTTGCAGTTCCTTTGATGGTTGTTGTGGCTTCATGGGAGTGTTGCCTTGCTCAAGTGCATTAACAAGTTCAGCCAACCGTTGGCGATCTTGCTGCATGACTTCGGAAAGTTGCTCAACCTCTTTGCGCTGTTGGGCGTTCTGTTCCATCGTCTTTTGGATGTAATCTTGTCCAGCGTAGCCACGCTTTAGCTCAGATAGGGTCACTTTCTTCGTTACGCCATCGGATTTAACCTCTAGCTCTAAGTCATCAGAAAGCTCCATCGGAACGGCTGCTTCGTCTGCGTATTCATCCTCATCTACGAACTCATCATCATCGCTTTCGTAGTCAGCGACATCTTCACTCTCGGCTGCTTCTGCTTCAATCTCAGGTTCAACGTCTTGAGGTTCCAAGATCAAATCGTCTGCAACTTCGTTTAGATTACTTTCACTGGTAGGCTCTGCTGCCATAAGTGAATTTGCAATAGCATCAATGCTGCTTGGGTTGGGTTCAGTCGTCATTGCGGTGCCGATCCTTTTTTCTCTATAAGTTTCTCTGCATCAACGTCTGCCTGCAAAAGATACTTAATTTGGTTTAATGCCCTCAAAACAGCGTGAGCTTCCTCACGTTTATCCGTTTCTTGGGCGGCGGTATTCGCGAAAATCTCCATCTGGCGATCACGCAAATCTTGTAAGATGGCTAGGAAGTCATCGTTGCGCAGTAGCTCTTTAGCCCTGAATGCACGTTTCTTATAATCCATAACCACCCATCATTTCTTCGTTATGCGGTCTAGGCGCGTCTTGTTCTGCCTTTACCGCTGCGACATCAATAGCTGATCCGTATTTGCCAAGTATCTCAGCAACCTTTACAGCCAAGTCTTGCACCATTTCATCACGCGATAGATCATCTTTCATCGCTAATTCGTGCATCTTAAACTGTTGGTCAGCTTGTGCCTTTTGTGCGTCTAGCTGCAACTTAGCCATATCCACTTGCATCTTGCCTTGAGCTTTCATTTGCTCTGCTGCCAAGAACGCTTGGTTAGGATCGCTTGCAGGCATTCCCGCTTGCTGTTGTTGTTGCGCTTGCATTGCAGCCTCTTGCTGTTTCTGTGCGATTAGCTGCTGTTCACTTTCAAACGTAACTGGCAAATAATAACGCTCTGCGTTTTTCAAGCCTACAGCCGCCAACATATCCGCAAGCGTATTACGAACATTCGTCATTGTCACCAACCCATTATTGGGGCCGTATTGCTGCCACACGCTCATTTGCATCTGTAGGGTTTCGCGCAAGACCGCAGCCTTTTCATTTTCGCGCCCAGTGCCAACACCCACGTTTACAATCAAATCCATGTCTGCATTCCAGACGCGCGGATCAACTGCAACAAACTGATTATTTAAACGGATGATTTCTTCTTTGTCTGTGTTCTTAATAATCGTTGACGCAATTAGCTTAAACAGGCGTTTCATCCCGCCCTCTGCAAAATTACGCGCAATGACCTCTGCCTGACCCGCAGCACCTTCCATAGTAGCTGCAACTGCCGTAGCCGTAGCACTCTGCAAAACATCAGGATCAAGACCCTGTGCCGCCTTAGATACGCCAGTTTTGTTGTCTACCAACATATCAAAGTATTGTAGTGCAGGGAGCGTAGAACCCGCTGTGAAAGGCACAACTTGCTCACGAATGCTGCCAGGTTGTTTAACCCGAACAATACGCCCAATTTCGTTATTCAGCAGATCATCTACAGAAACTTGACCGTCTACGATTTCCAAGCCTGGGTTGTTGGTTAATGCTACGTTATCAAGAACACCGCGCAACATAGCTGTCGCCGCATCCTGATCGTCCATAACTAGATCAACAAGGCTGCGCCCAAAGAATGCGTGTGGCTCTGGATCACACTCAAACACCGCAAACGGCACTTCGTCTGCTAGTTCATACGATAGCATCTTGTAGTTAGTTCCAGCCAAGATGAATTGATAAAGCTGCGGAATGCCCGTGCCTTCCACGTCAACTTTCATGTAAGCCTCAGTTACCACAACTTTCTTAGAAGTCGGGTCTGCGCTTTCGTCGTCATCTTCGTCCACAGCATAGCCACGGCGTTCATATTCTGCCTCTGCTTCAAACGTAGCCATAGACCCTTGTAAGCCAAACAACTCGTCCTCGTCATAACCCATCGCAATTAAGTCACCCACGGTCATGTCAGTGCGGTGGCCCACTACAAAGAAGTCATCAACAGAACGCGCGTTTCTATCAATAAAGAACTCCTCTGGCGGGATGCTTTCAATAAGAATATCCCCATCAGGAATTTGGCGGCTAACCTTTGCATCGTGAATAGGACGCTCAATCTCTACGCCCATTTCATCAATTTCTATGCTTGCAGTTA